ATCCCAGTTTGAGAGTTCAATAGTTCCATAGTATTGAACTGAACTAGAGGGATTTAACGCTTGCTAGTCACGTTTAGTGAGTTTGCAGCGATCAAGGGATGCGCGAAGGGCACCGTAACGGCAGCGAGCAAGGCGCGCATTGCTGCAGCTGTGGTGGAGAAGGATGGCAAGCGCTGGCTGGATCGTGATCTTGCGATCGAGCTATGGGACAAAAACACAAGGGCGACGCACAACAGCAAAGTGCGGCGCGCTGATCCGATTGAGGTGGAACCACCCCGCGATGCGGCTGAGCTGAAGCGGCGTGTTGAGGGGCTGCCGGATGATGCGATCCCTGATCTGAATGAGAGCCGTGCGCGGCGTGAGCACTACCAGGCGGAGCTGGCGAAGCTGCAGGTAACGCAGCAGAGGGGCGAGCTGGTGCCTGCTGATGATGTGAAAAAGGAAGCGTTCAAGATGGGCCGCAGTGTGCGTGAGGCGCTGGCGAATTTGGCGGATCGATTGAGCCACCAGCTAGCGGGCGAGACGGATCCGACGGTGATCCATCAGGTGCTGACGCAGGAGCACCGTGCAGCGCTTGTGGAGCTGTGTGATGGCTGATGCGTGGCGTGATGGATTCTTCGAGGGGCTGCGGCCTGAGCAGCCGCTGACGGTGAGTGAGTGGGCGGATCGATATCGGAAGCTGAGCAGCAAGGCAAGTGCGGAGCCGGGGCCGTGGCGAACGGATCGGACGCCTTACCTGCGTGAGCCGATGGATTGCCTGAGCAGCGAGAGCTCGGTGCAACGGGTGGTGATGATGTTTGCGGCGCAGACGGGCAAGACGGAGGCGGGGAGTAACTGGCTGGGATATGTGATTGACCATGCGCCGGGGCCGATGCTGTGTGTGCAGCCGACAGTGGAGATGGCGAAGCGGCTGAGTAAGCAGCGGCTCGAAAGCATGATCACGGAGACGCCGTGTTTGGCGGCCAAGATCGCGCCGGCCAGGGCGCGTGACTCTGGCAACACGATGTTTAGCAAGGAGTTCAGCGGCGGGATCATGCTGCTGACCGGGGCGAACAGTGCCACCGGCTTGCGATCAGCACCGTGCCGGTATTTGTTCTGCGATGAGGTGGATGGCTTCCCTGCTGATGTGGATGGTGAGGGCGATCCGGTGAGCTTGGCGGAGCGGCGGACGACGACGTTCGCGCGGCGGAAGATCCTGCTCACCAGCACGCCGACGGTGAAGGATTTCAGCCGGATCGAGGCGGAGTATCAGCGGAGCGATCAGCGGCGGTTCTATGTGCCGTGTCCTGCGTGCGGCGCGATGGAGTGGTTGAAGTGGAGCCAGTTGAAATGGGATGACGGGCGGCCGCAGTCTGCTCGGTATCAGTGCGAGCACTGCAGCGAGCGATTCGCTGAGATGCACAAGCCGGCGATGCTGCGCGGTGGTGAGTGGCGGGCGACAGCACCGAGCAATGGGCGCACGGCTGGATTCCATTTATCGGGGCTCTACAGCCCGCTGGGCTGGTGCAGCTGGGAGCAGCTGGTGGATGACTTCCTGCGGGCCAAGGGCGATGCGCCTGCGTTGAAGTCGTTCGTCAACACACGGCTGGCAGAGACGTGGGAGGAGGACTACGCGGCGAAGGTGAGCGCCGATGGATTGATGGCGCGGCGGATGGATTACAAGCCCGGCATCTGCCCGGCTGGCGTGGTGCTGCTGACAGCTGGCGTGGACGTGCAGGACAACCGCCTAGCGGTGAGTGTGTGGGGCTGGGGTGAGGGCGAGACCGGATGGCTGGTGTGGCATCAGGAGCTGATGGGCGACCCGACGCAGACGGAGGTATGGGAGCAGCTGGATCAGGTGATCGCGACTGAGTGGGAGACGGAGAGCGGGCGAAGCCTGAAGCTGGCGCAGGTTGCGGTGGACTCTGGCGGCCACTGCACGCATGAGGTGTACCGATACGTGCGTGACCGCGTGAGCCAGGGCGTGGTGGCGATCAAGGGCAGCAGCAGGCGCAACAGTCCCGCGGTAGGCAAGGGCAGCAAGGTGGATGTGAATTGGCGCGGCCGGGTGATTAAGCGCGGCGTGACGCTGTATCAGCTGGGCACCGACACGATCAAGACGACGTTGTTCGGTCGGCTCCGCCATAACGAGACAAAGGGCGGGCTGAACTTCGGACTCGCTGCCGATGATGAGTATTACCGGCAGCTCACGAGTGAGCGGCAAGCGTTGCGATATCACCGGGGCTTTCCGATCAGGGAGTGGGTGAAGAAAGCGGGTGATCGAAATGAAGCGCTTGATTGTGCGGTGTATGGCTACGCGGCGATGTTGATCTATGGGCGGAGGATGAATAAGGCGACGATGTGGGAACAGTTGAGAGTTCAGTTGGAGGAGGGCAAGAGAGCACCGCTAAGATCAAGGAAGCAACAGCCGGCAGCGGCTGGGCCTGGCTTTGTTGGCAACTGGTAGCCGTGAACATTCCCGCGACAATCAGGGCAGGCGACACGGTCAAGTGGCGTGATATTGCTGGCGTTGACAATCTGGGCAATGCGGTCAGCAGCGGCACGTGGACGTTGACTTACTACCTGCGGACAAACACTGCTAGCGAGGGTGCCACGGTGGTAGGCACTGCCTATGGCACTGGATGGGAGTTCACCATCGCTGCTAGCACCAGCGCCGGGTTCGATGCTGGGCAGTGGTATTGGCAGGCGATAGCTACAGCCGGCAGTGAGAAGGTGACGCTGGGTGCTGGCCAGCTGACTGTTGAGGCAGCGCTGTCATATGCCGGGTCGCCTGGTGCTTTTGATGGGCGGTCGCAAGCGCAGATCGATTTGGATGCAGTGCAGGCTGCAATCCGCGCGATTGTTAGCGCTGGCGCGAAGCAATACACAATCGGCAGCCGCAGCTTCACCAAGCTGGATCTGAGTGAGCTGATGGAACGCGAAAGTAAGCTGAAGGCTGAGGTGAAGCGCGAGCAGATGGCGGACCTGATCGCTAACGGCTTGGGCAATCCGCACAACCTATTCGTGAGGTTCTGATGGGATTGCGGACGCGGCTATTCAAGGCGATGGGTTTTGAGCCGACGCGGCCACGTGCGCGGGCGTATCAAGGTGCGCGTGTCAGCAGGCTGACGGCTGACTGGGTGACAAGCGGCACGAGTGCCGACAGCGAAATCAAGAGCAGCTTCAAGGCGCTGCGCAATCGTGCGCGTCAGTTGTGCCGTGACAACGACTATGCGCGGCAGGCGCTGCGGAGCATCCAGAACAATGTGATCGGGCACGGCATCAAGCACCAGTCACAGGTGCGGATGCTGCGTGGCGGCCGTCTCGATGAGGCGATCAACGGCCAGATCCACGAGGCATGGGAGCGGTGGATGCACAAGAGCCGCTGTGATGTGAGCGGCCTGCTGGGCTTCCACGATATGGAGCGCCTGCTATGCCGCAGTTTGGCGGAGAGCGGCGAGGTGTTCGTGCGGATGATCCGCAAACCGTTTGGCGGGTCGCGCGTGCCGTTTGCGCTGCAGGTGCTTGAGGCGGATTACCTGATCGACGACGATATTCCGCAGGCCGCGGCCGGTAACACGGTGCGAATGGGCATCGAGGTTGATGGCTACCTGCGGCCGCAGGCGTACCACTTCTACGCCAACCATCCGGGTGACACGTATGCGGGCAATCCACGCACCAATGGGCGCCGTGTGCGCGTGCCTGCTGATGAGGTGATTCATCTCTTCCTGCCGGAGCGGCCGGGGCAGACGCGTGGCGTGACATGGTTCGCCTCGGCGCTGATGCGGCTGCACATGCTGCAGGGCTATGAGGAGGCTGAGGTGGTGCGGGCCAGGGCCAGCAGCGCGCTGATGGGATTCATCCAATCGCCCGAGGGTGAGCTGATTGGTGATGAGGTGTATGAGAACGAGCGCGTGAGCGACTTCCAGCCTGGTGTGTTCAAGTATCTGGCGCCGGGCGAAAGCGTGACGGTGCCGGATCTGAATGCACCTGATGGGCAGCTGGAACCATTCACCCGTTCGATGTTGCGCGCTGTGGCGGCTGGCGTTGGGGTGAGCTTCGAGAGCATTAGCAAGAACTTCTCAGAGAGCAACTACAGCAGCAGCCGGCTGAGCTTGCTGGAGGAGCGCGATACGTACAAGGTGCTGCAGCGGTTCTTCATTGAGAACTTCCATCAGACCGTTTACGAGAACTGGCTCGAGATGGCGGTGTTGAGCGGTGAGCTCAAGCTGCCCGCGTATGAGACGAACCCTGATCGTTACCGCGCCAGCCGCTGGATTCCGCGCAGCTGGGAATGGGTGGATCCCCAGAAGGAAGTCAACGCCTATAAGGACGCGGTGCGCTGTGGCTTTAAGACGCTGGGCCAGGTGATCAGCGAGCAGGGCGGCGATCTTGATGATGTGCTGGTGGCGCGTCAAGCTGAGCTGGCGATGCTGGATGAGATGGATATTGTGCTTGACACCGATCCCAGCGAGGTAAATGCTGGCGGCGGTTCACAACCTGCGGTGACGATGGGCGGTCAGCCGGCATTTGAGGATACGGAAGCGCCGATGAAAGAGGAGGAGTACGAAGAGCAATCAGTTCTCGAGGATCCGCTCGAAGGGCCAGAAGACTGATGGCAAACATCGCCGGCATTGAGATTGACCTGATGCCAACAGAAGGCATGAGGGAAGAGGCGCAGCGCTACCGCGATTGGAATGCTGATGGCAAGGCAGGCGGCACTGAGGTTGCGGCACGCCGCGCCGGCCAGATCCTGAGTGGCGATGAACTGAGTCCCGACACGGTGATCACGATGGCGGCATGGTTCGCCCGCCATGAAGTTGACAAGCAAGGCGAGGGATTCAGCCCTGGCGAGGATGGCTATCCATCAGCTGGCCGCGTCGCATGGGCCGCATGGGGTGGTGATGCCGGGCAGAGTTGGGCGAATGAGAAGGCGGATAGAATCAAGGCATTGCAGGATAGACAAATGGAAGAGGCGCGCCCCTATCCAAATGAACATGCCGCGAGGTTGACTGATCCTGATCAGTACGACGAACTGCGTCGTGAGAATGACGCCGGCGGCGATGGCATTGATTTCATCTACGGCATCAAGGAAGGCGAAAGCGAGATCCAAGCAGTGCGGTTTGATGCACAGCAGTTCACTCCAGAGGAAGCGCGCACCTGGCTAAGCGAGCACGACATAGATCCGATCATGTTTGAGGAAGCAACGGGCGAGGAGCGCGACATGCCCGGCATCGGTCGCCATCAACGCGCTGAGATCACAACCTTTGATGAGGTTGAGGATCGCACTTACGAGTTTCCATTCAGCTCTGAGTATCCCGTTGCCCGTTACTTCGGCAATGAGATCTTGAGCCACGAAGGCGATGCTGCTGATCTCAGTCGTCTGAATGATGGTGCGCCGCTGCTGTTTAATCACAATCCTGACAAGGTCATCGGCGTTGTGGAGCGTGCATATATCGATGGCAAACGTCGCCGCGGTTATGCACGCGTGCGCTTCAGCCGCAACCCATTCGCTCAGGAAGTCTTGAGTGATGTGAGAGATGGCGTTTTACGGAACGTCTCTTTCGGCTACTCCATTGACAAAATGGAGGAGCGCAGTAGCGGCGATTTCGTTGCTACTGCATGGTCTCCTTATGAAGTGTCTGTTGTCTCGGTGCCGGCTGATCCCGGCGTCGGGATCGGCAGATCCTTAGAGGCCGAGCAAGCTGCCTCGGCAGCACCTACACCTGATCCCATTCCTGCAATGGAAAACACCACCCCTGATCTGGCAGTGGTGCGGGCCGAAGCCGCTGAGGCTGAGCGCTCCCGCATCGCTGGCATTTCTGCACTGACCGAAAAGCACGGTATGGCCGACCTCGGCCGCCAGCTGATCGAGTCTGGTCGTTCTATCGACGAGGCCCGCGCTGCTGTGCTCGACAACCTCGACATCAAACAGGAGCCTGTGAACATGAGCGCCGCTGAAATCGGCCTGACTGAGAAGGAGAGCCGCAGCTTTTCTTTCATGCGTGCCATTAACTATCTGGCCAACCCGACCGACCGCGCCGCTCGCGAGGCTGCTGCGTTCGAGATCGAGGCATCTGAAGCTGCTGCCGCGAAGCTCGGCCGTCAGTCCCGTGGCATCACCATCCCTCAGGATGTGCTGCGCCGTGACCTGAACGTCGGTGCTGCAACCGCTGGCGGCAACTTGGTTGCTACTGAGCTGGATGCTGGCAGCTTCATCGATCTACTGCGCAATGCCTCCGCTCTGGATCAGGCAGGCGCCACCGTGCTGACCGGCCTTACCGGCAACGTGGCCATTCCCCGCCAGTCCGGTGCTGGCACTGCTTACTGGGTTGCTGAATCCGGCGCTCCCACCGAGTCGCAGCAGACTGTGGATCAGGTGAGCCTGACTCCTAAGACCGTGGCTGCATTCACTGACTACAGCCGCCGCCTGATGATCCAGTCCTCCATTGATGTGGAGAACATGGTGCGCACCGACCTGGCACGTGTGCTGGCTCTCAAGATCGATCTGGCTGGTCTCTATGGCACCGGCTCCAATGGTGAGCCCCTCGGCCTGAAGTTGACCACCGGTATCGGCACTGAGGACTTCGCCGCTGACACCCCTACATTCGCTGAGGTGGTGGCACTTGAGAGCGACGTTGCAACCGCCAACGCTCTGCTCGGCAACCCCGTCTACCTGATGAACGCTGCCATGCGCGGCGGTCTTAAGACCAAGGCCAAGGATGCAGGCTCCGGTCTGTTCGTCATGGAAGGCAACGAGGTGAACGGCTATCAAGGCGTTCTCTCCAATCAAGTTGCCTCCGGTGATCTGTGGTTCGGCAACTTCGCTGACCTGATCATCGGCTACTTCTCCGGCCTGGATCTGATGGTGGATCCCTACACCAACAGCACCTCCGGCACCGTGCGCGTGGTGGCTATGCAGGATGTGGACATTGCCGTCCGTCACCCTGAGTCGTTCAGCCGCGGCAACAACACCCTCTGATCATGTTGATCAAGGTCTTACGGCAAACGATGCTGGCGGGCCGGGTCGTCAAAACTGGGGAAGTCCTAGAGGCTTCCCCCTCTGACGCCAAACTCCTGATCGGTATCGGCAAAGCTGTTGAGGCTGTTGCCTCTGTAGTAGACGCAGTTGAGACCATTGCTCAACCTGCACCTAAACCAACCACCCCCCGACGGAGGGCAAAATCATGACCATCCACAACCTCGGATCTAAGACCGATCTGCTCGAGCTGCACAACAACGCTGTTGTGGCATCCACCGGCGCTGGCACCCCTGCCAACGTTGATCTCGTGGATTATGAGGGCGACATTGCCTTCATCATCGATGCAGCTGCTGCCGGCTCTGGCGTCACCCTGACTGCCAAGATCCAGCACAGCAACACCACCACTTCCGGCGATTTCGTGGATGTGACTGGTGGCGGCTTCACCGCTGCTGCCGCTAACACCGCATTCCAAGAGAAGATCTACCTGAACAGCAACGATCTCCGTCGTTACGTTCGCGTGCTCTTCACTGTGACCGGCGGCACCGGCACCGGCGCCGTTTCCGTGGTGGCTCTCGGCTCTAAGAAGTACAGCTGAGCATGGCATTCACTGAGGATCTGGATGTGTTCCTCGCAGATTTCGGCGTCAGCTGCACGGCTGGCGCTGTTACTGCGAAGGGAATCCTGGACATGCCTAGCCAGGTGATCAGCGATGGGATGGTGCTCAGCACTGACTACACGCTGACGGCCAGAACCTCAAACTTCGGCAGCCTCATTCGCGGCGATTCAATCACTGTGGATGGGGCTGCTTACACCGTCAGAGAGACCATGCTCATGGATGACGGCAAGTTTGTACAACTCGGATTGCAGAAGACATGAGCGGTCCATTCAAGGTCAACACCAGAAGCCAATGGGCAGCGCTGAATCCTGTGCTGATGACAGGAGAGCCTGGCCTTGAGAGTGATACGCAGAATCTGAAGATCGGCAATGGCCTGACGCCATGGAGCAAGTTGCCGTACCACGGCTGCCCTGGCTACTGGGGATCGTTCTGGGATACGACATCACAAGTTGCGGCGGCGATCAACACTGCCTATCCGATTTTTTTACGACAGGTTGATCTGACAAGCCGTGGCGTAAGAATCGTCTCAGACAGCCGGATCACGGTTGACCATCCGGGAATCTATAGCTTCACGTTCTCGATCCAGTTCAGCAATAGTGACGCGCAGATCCATGACGTGAACGTCTGGTTGCGCAAGAACGACAGTGGCACTAGCGGAGATGTGCCTGCTAGCGACAGCAAGTTCAGTGTCATTTCCAGCCATGGAGGCGTGGAAGGCAACGTTATCGGCACCGTAAACTTTGTGCTGGGCTTGGTAGGTGGTGACTACATTGAGCTGATGTGGATGACCAGCAATGTGGCAGCCTATATAAATGCCGATCCGGCATCAAGTAGCCCGGCACATCCCAGCATCCCCGGCATCATCTGCACAGTGGTGCAGGTTGCCTCGGCATAACCATGACTACCAAGCGCGAACAGGTACTGACCGCGATCCGCACGGCGCTCACCGGAACTACCGGCGTCAGCACCCGGATCTATCGCAGCAGGGTGGAACCACTGAGCCGCGGCGAAAGCCCGGCGCTTGTGATTGAGCCGATCTCGGATACAGCGCAGCAGAACACCAGTCTTCCCACGCTGGATTGGAGCCTGACGGTACGGATTGCGGTGATCGTGCGCGGCACCGTGCCGGATCAGACGGCTGATCCGATCATTGAGAGCCTGCACGCCAAGATGATGGCCGATCTCACCCTGGGCGGATATGCCATTGATGTGCAACCGCAATCGGTGAGCTTCGAGATGGTGGAAGCTGATCAACCGGCTGGCGTGATTGGCTGCGAATATCTTGTGCGTTATCGCACCTCAGTCACCAATTTGACTATTAGCTGAGCCGGCTACGATGGGTTGAAAGATTCCATCCGGCCAAGCCATGCCGCTGCTTTCCCGCCGCCAGCTGCTGCTGGCCAAAGCTGAAACCACATACGGAACCGATCCGACTCCAACCGCTGGCGCCAACGCCATTCTGGTTCGGAATATTGAAGTGACACCGCTTGAGGCTGACACTGTTAGCCGTGAGTTGATCCGTCCTTACCTGGGCCAATCTGAACAGCTGCTGGCGCAAACCCGTGTGCTGATCAACTTTGAGGTGGAGCTTGCAGGGTCTGGCACTGCTGGCACGCCCCCGGCATATGGCCCACTGCTGAAAGCATGTTCGTTTACAGAGACGGTTGCCGCTAGCACTAGCGTGACCTATGTGCCAAACAGCAGCACCTCACCCGGCTCAGTCACCATCTACTTCAACAACGATGGCGTGCTGCACAAAGCGACTGGCTGCCGAGGCACATTCTCCCTGAACTGCACAGTGGGCGAGATCCCCACTATCGCGTTTGAGTTCACAGGCATCTACAACGCACCGACCGCATCGGCTATCAGCACACCGACCTATTCGGCTCAGGCTGATCCGGTGGTGTTCAAGCAGGGCAACACCACTAGCTTCCAAGTGTTCAGCTATGCCGGTTGCCTTCAGAGCTTCACGATGGAATTGGCCAATGAGCTGGTGTATCGCGAGCTGGTGGGCTGCACGAAAGAGGTAATTATCACCAACCGCGCCCCTGCTGGCGAGGTGATGATCGAGGCCGTTTCAGTCAGCGCTCACAATTTCTTCAACGACGCTACCGGCAACAGCACTGGAAACCTCACGTTCCAGCACGGCCAGACTGCAGGCAACATCATCACATTTACCGCCAGCCAGATCGATCTGGGCAACCCGTCCTACAGCGATGAGGATGGCATCCAGATGCTGACCCTGCCATACATTGCCACTCCGACCGATTCGGGCAATGATGAGATGCAACTAGTCTTCACCTGATCCGCGTGGCATTTGTCCTCAAGCAGTCGGACTCCTACACCTGGCCGGTGAGCATTAAGCTTCCGGCCAATGGTGGGAAGCGAGAGCGGCAGACATTCGATGCTGAGTTCAAACGGTTGCCCCAGAGCCGCATCAATGAGATTCAGCGCGAGGTGCAGTTGCGCGTTAAGGCGAACGAAAAGGGCGAGGACACTGGCGAGGGTATCAGCGATCAGAGCATTGCTGATGAGATCCTCGTCGGCTGGGATGGAATCATCGATGGCGATGGTGAGCCAGTGCCATTCAGCAATGCGGTAAAGGCGCAGCTGCTGGACGTGCCGATGATGGCCGGCGCATTGGTTGCCGCCTACTTCGAGTCGCTGGTGGAGCAGAAGAGAAAAAACTGATCGGGGCCGCTGAGCATTGGCTCGGTGGCATGGAGATCGATGAGACCGCAAAAGATGCGGCAATCTTCGGCATCGAACCACCACCGAGCAAAGCGGCCGTGAACTTCGAGGTGGAGCCTGAAGCATGGGCAGCCGTGCTCGTGTTCCTCAAAGTGCAGACGCAATGGCGCACTGATTCCGGCACCATGATCGGCCTCGACTATGGCGCCGTGCGCTGGGTGTTTGATCTGCTGCAGGTTGCTGATGCGGCCAATGTTCTAGGTGACCTGCAGATCATTGAGGCTACAGTGGTTGCAGCAATCAACAAGCGCAAGAAGTAGCCATGGCGCTGGACATGACAACCGCCCTCACGATCAGGGCAAAGGTTGACGGTCTGGCCCAGATCGAGAACCTTGACCGTGCGCTTGGCAAGGCAAATAAAGAAGCGACCGGATTGTCTGGCACATTCGGTCGGTTGAAGGGTGCAACAGCCGGTATCGGCGGAGCGCTTGGTGCATTGGTACCTGCTGCTGGCATCGCCGGCCTGACTGCAATGGGCAAGCGCGCCATTGATGCAGCCGACAACCTGAACGATCTCAGCCAGCGCACGGGCGTTGCGGTGCCGATCCTGAGCAAGTTTGGTGCAGCAGCACAAGATTCAGGCAGCAGCATTGATGAAGTTGCCAAGGCGATGGGGCGGCTATCAAAGGGGATTGTTGATCCTGCATCGAAAACCAATGAAGCATTGAAGGCGATTGGCATCAGCTCAACGGATGCTCAGGGCAAGATTCGCGGTGTTGACGCGATCATGCTCGACCTTGCTGATAAGTTCGCCAAGATGCCAGACGGTGCGCAGAAGACTGCGCTGGCCATGGAGCTATTCGGCAAGTCGGGCATGAACCTGATCCCAATGCTGAACGGCGGCCGTGATGCGCTCAGCCAATACTCAGCGACAATCGATACGGAAATGGCGCAAGCGGCTGATAAGTTCAACGATGCATTGAATGGCATCGCTCGATCTATTGCTGGCCCGTTCAATGAAGCGGTTACCGCGTTGCTGCCATACCTGACGCAGGTGGCGCAGGCCATTGCCGGATGGGCGCAATGGTTTGCAGGATTGCCTCAACCGGTTCAAAACCTTGTAGCTGGACTTGGCGCGTTGACTGCTGCGCTTGTGTTGTTTGGCCCCGCCATTGCATCAGTGCTCACGATTGTGACCACTCTTGGCCCATTGCTGGCTGGCATCGGCGCTGCCTTGGTTGGCATCCCTGCATTGATCGCTGGGTGGGCTGGTGCAATTGGCCCGCTCGTGGCTGGCCTTGGTACGCTCGGCCAGATCCTGATCGGTGTATTCAGTGGCCCTGTGGGATGGGTTGCGCTTGCTGTTGCTGCTGGCGTTGCGATCTACGTTTTCCGTGATCAAATCGGTCAAGCCTTTAAGGCCATCGGCGCAGTGCTGCAGCAAGCGGCGCAGGTATTTAAAAAAGTCTTTGTTGATCCATATATCACAGGATTCCAGTTAATTGTAGACTTTGTAAACGATAAGTTTGTGCAGCCTATTGCCAAGGCTATCAATGGGCTTGTTGAAGGCATTGCCAACGCGTTCAAAACCGTTAAAGATGCAATTACGGCGCCATTCAAAGCAGCGTTTGAATTAGTGCGCGGCATCGTCAATCAGATCCTCAATGGCATCGGCACAGCTATCGGCAGTGTGATCAACGCAATCAATGGCATTATTAGCGGCGCGAATGCTGCGCTGGCCAGGCTGCAGCTGCCACAGATCCCGCAGCTTCCGATGCCCCAGATCCCGCGCTTTGCTGAGGGTGGCGTGGTAAGTGGCCCGACCTTGGCCATGGTGGGCGAAGGCGGCGAGCCTGAATACATCGTGCCG